AGTAATGCTAGTAATAAAGGTTCTTTTAATGGAAGACTAGATAATTGGGATTTTAAACCCGCTACTACTATATCAAATTTCATGCATGGTCAAGCGTTTAATAATGATAGTGTAAACACATGGGATGTTTCAACAATTCAATTATTTAGCAGTTCTTTCAGGTTTTGTGAAAATTTTAATCAAGACCTTAATAATTGGGATGTCAGTTCTGCAACTAACATATCGTCGATGTTTAATGATACTAAAATGAATGGTGATATTTCTAATTGGGTCACGGATAACGTTACAAACATGAGCAACCTATTTAGAGCCTCTTCTTTAGATGTGAACAATGCTGGAATAAATACTAATGGTATTTACTGGAATACTGGAAACGTAACCAATATGTCATTAATGTTTTACGGTATACAGCAGCAAATCCCATCTATTTCAAACTGGGACACTTCAAAAGTTGCAAATTTCAGCAATTTTGGCGCCACTGCTGCTACTGGTTTTAATCCAGATATTGAAAGCTGGGATGTAGGTGGTGGAACTAATTTTGGTAGTACGTTTACTACAGCTAGGGGGTTTAACAAAGATTTATCAAGCTGGGATGTAAGTAACGGAACTATTTTTCAAAACATGCTTTCTACAACAGAATCTAATTTTGAAATTGGACAATGGGATATGAGTAGTGCAATAACAGCGTATAGAGTTCTTTTATTTGCTAACAGCTTTAATCAAAACGCATCTGATATGATAATTGGTGCTAATATAACTAGACTTGATTTTTTCTTTTATGCAAATGCAAATTTAGGAATAAACGCAATTAATTTCACAGATACTATTGTAGGTTGGGCGGTTCAAGTTTATGATAATTCTGCTCCTTTTAATGTAAATGCTGCAAATATAACTTTAAATGTTGATTTAATTGACGCAAGAACAAGCGACAACGCTTCTGGACAAACTTATGCAGCTAAATACGGCGCAAAATGGACAGCTACCGGCTGGACTAACGCTGGTGATGCATTAACTTTTTTAACAACACCAACAGCATCTAATGGAGCTGGGTGGACATATAGCACATAACAAAATGAAAGAAACAGTTGATAAAAACACTTGGTTTATAGCTAGAAATAATGATTTTACAGTTATAAATTATGGGTATGCAGAAAAGGGTGGAATTATACTTCCTGGACAAGAAATACTTGAAAAGTATTACACACAAAACGAATGGGAATTAGTTTTAGAAAATTACGACATATATCCTGAACCTACTCCGCCAGAAGAAGAGCTATAGTAAAAAGTTACTTATACAAGTAAATATATAAGTAACAGATAAATAAACAATTAAATAAAATCAAATGAAAAAAGTAAAAAATATTAATAAAGTAACAGACGAAGAATTAAAAGCTATTAGAGATCATCAAGAAGCTCTTAGTAGACTAATACAAGACATAGGTGTTTTAGAAACAAAAAAACACGCATACTGTCATGAAATAGCAGAACTTAATAAAGTAATAGACGAATTTAAAGAAATATTAGAAAGCACTTATGGTTCTATTAATATAAACGTTGAAGATGGTTCTTATACAGATATAGATGTCGAAGATAATAAGAAAGATTAGTATAGGCGCTGATTACAAGAACGAAGCCATGCATTACGCTCTTGGTCAAGAAGTTTATGGAGGTCATATTATTGATAATATAATTTTTGAAGAAAAAGATCAATCTTATAATGTTTTTATATTAAAAAATAAAGAAATACTACCATGGAAAAAGTTTAATAAAAACATGGCTGTTTCTTTAGAGTATGATTTAAAGTATTAATGAAGAGTATATATCACTTTGTTATTAAACCTTTAGATAAAAGGTATGATAATATTAAAAAAATAGAAGGCCAAGAGTTAATAGTAAACTCAAGTATAGAAAATCATATTTTTGTAAGTAAAAAAGCAGTTGTAGTTTCAACTCCAGCTGCTTATAAAACAAACATAAAACCTGGAGATGAAGTTTATATTCACCACAACATAATGCGTAGGTATTACGATATGAAAGGTTCAGAAAAAAATAGTGGTACTTACTTTAAAGATGACTTGTATTTTTGTTCAGGTGAGCAAATATATATGTATAATTCAAAACCTCATTTAAATTACTGTTTTGTAAAGCCAATTAAAAATCAAAGCTTTATACATAATAGAAAAGAACAACCCAACGTTGGTGTAGTGAAATATACTAATGACACCTTAGAAGCACTAGGAATAACACCTGGAACACTTATTACGTTTACCCCAAACTCTGAATTTGAGTTTATAATAGATGGTGAGCGACTTTATTGTATGAAATCAAATGATATAGCTTTAACCCATGAATATAAAGGAAACGAAAAAGAAAATAATCCAAGCTGGGCAGAAAGCAGTTGAAGAATTAATTAAAGTAGCACAAGAAAAGATTGTTGACTCAGGAGATGACATCTCAGCTGATAGACTTAAAAATGCTGCTGCAACTAAAAAATTAGCTATATTTGATGCTTTTGAAATATTAACACGAATACAATTAGAAGAAGATATTTTAAATGAAAAACCTAAAGAAGTTAAAGAACAAAAAGCTTTTAAAGGATTTGCAGAAGGGAGAAGTAAGTGAAGTACGAACAAACTCTTTGGAAAGAAATTAAAGATATTATAAATCCTAAAATACTTAAAAAACAAAATCGTTTTAAGAAATGGGAATATGGTTATAATTCTGATTATGATATTGTAATAATAAGTAAAACTGGACAAATTGGACAAATTATTGAAATACAGGATCTCAGGATTGCTTTACCAACAGCAAATGAACCGTATAAACGAAGCAAAATCAAAACGGATCAAAAATGGGAAAAGCAAGATTACCCAAAAGAACTAAGTAGAATTAAATCTAGATTTGACTGGGAAGATCATGATACCGAATTCAAAGAGAAATGGTATGATTATATTGATAAAGAATTTAAAAGAAGAGACGAAGGTCATTGGTTTTATAACAAAGGTATGCCTACTTATATTACTGGTACTCACTACATGTATTTACAATGGTCAAAGATCGACGTTGGAGCACCAGACTTTAGAGAAGCAAATAGATTATTCTTTATATTTTGGGAAGCATGTAAAGCAGATAACAGATGTTACGGCATGTGCTACCTTAAAAACAGAAGGTCTGGATTTTCATTTATGTCGTCAGCGGAGCTTGTTAATCAAGCAACAATATCTAGCGACTCCAGATTCGGTATTTTATCTAAATCTGGATCAGATGCTAAAAAAATGTTTACAGATAAAGTCGTACCAATATCCGTTAACTATCCGTTTTTCTTCAAGCCGATACAAGACGGTATGGATCGTCCTAAAACAGAATTGGCCTATAGAGTTCCAGCTTCGAAACTTACTAGAAGAAAGCTTGAAAGTAATGAGCAACTAAGAGAACTTGATGGACTTGATACAACTATTGACTGGAAAAATACTGGTGACAACTCTTACGATGGTGAGAAATTAAAATTATTAGCACACGACGAAAGCGGAAAATGGGAAAGACCGGACAACATATTAAACAACTGGCGAGTTACAAAAACAACACTAAGGCTAGGATCAAGAATCGTAGGCAAGTGTATGATGGGCTCAACTTCAAACGCATTAGATAAGGGTGGAAACAATTTCAAACAATTATACTATAATTCAGACGTTAAAAAAAGAAATCGTAACGGACAAACTTCTTCTGGACTCTATTCTTTGTTCGTCCCTATGGAATGGAACTACGAAGGATTCATGGATTCTTACGGATCACCTGTTTTCATTAGAGAAAAAAATACAATCAAAGGAGTCGACGGTTTTGAAATTACAACAGGCGTTATCGAGCATTGGGAAAATGAAGTTGAAGGACTAAAATCTGATCAAGATAGTTTAAACGAATATTACAGACAATTTCCAAGAACAGAACAGCACGCTTTTAGAGATGAAACAAAAGAAAGCNTATTTAACTTAGTTAAAATATACGAGCAAGTTGATTACAATGAGGAAATAAATAACAAAGCTAACGTAACAAAGGGAAGTTTTCAATGGAAAAACGGCGTTAAAGATACTGAGGTTTTGTTTTATCCAAATGAAAGTGGTAGATTTAAAATAAGTTGGGCACCAAAAAAAGAATTACAAAACAACGTAATAATTAAAAAAGGAGTCAAACATCCGGGCAATGAACATATTGGAGCATTTGGTTGTGATAGTTATGATATAAGTGGTACTGTTGATGGTAAAGGTTCTAATGGATCTCTACATGGTTTAACAAAATTCAATATGGATGACGCTCCCTCTAATCATTTTTTTTTAGAGTATATTGCTAGACCTGAAACAGCTGAAATATTTTTTGAAGATGTTCTCATGGCTTGTGTTTTTTACGGTATGCCTATACTAGCAGAAAACAACAAACCTCGTTTATTATATTATTTTAAAAGAAGAGGTTATAGGTCTTTTAGTATTAATAGGCCTGACAAATTGATACATAAACTATCTGTTACTGAAAAAGAAATAGGTGGAATACCTAATTCAAGTGAAGACATAAAACAAGCTCATGCAGCTGCTATAGAGTCTTATATTCAAGATTATGTAGGCATAGGAGAGGAAGGCTATGGAAACATGTATTTTCAAAAAACATTAGAAGATTGGAGTAGGTTTAATATAAATAATAGAACTAAATTTGATGCTACTATAAGTTCTGGTCTAGCGATCATGGCTTGTAATAAAAACAAATATAGACCAGCTCCAATTATAAAAAATAATAAAATACAATTAAGTATGGGAAACTACGACAATACGGGCTCAATATCAAAAATAATAAAATAAATGGTTACTACTAATAATTATAGTTCATTTCCTGATCAAGTTGTACCTGCAGCAGAGAAAGCCACTGAAGAGTATGGTTTAAAAGTTGCTAGAGCTATAGAAGGTGAATGGTTTAGAAATTCTCAAGGAGTTGGTTATAGGTTTATGACTAACTACAATAATTTCCACAACTTAAGACTTTACGCTAGAGCTGAACAACCTGTTCAAAAATATAAAGATGAATTATCTATAAATGGAGATTTATCTTATTTAAATTTAGATTGGAAGCCAGTTCCAATACTACCTAAATTCGTGGATATTGTAGTTAACGGAATGTCTCAAAGAAGCTACGAAGTAAAAACATTTGCTCAAGATCCTCATTCACTTAAAAAAAGAACTAAGTATGCTCAGCAGATAATGCAAGACATACAGAACAAAGAATTTAATGCAGTAATAAAGCAGTTATTTGATATTGATCTAACTAATAGAACTGAGAAAAACACTCCAGAAAATTTAGATGATATACCTACTCATATGCAATTGAGTTATAAACAGTCTATAGAAGTTGCAGAAGAAGAGTTGATAAATCAAGTATTAGACAAGAATAAATATCATTTAATAAGAAAAAGATTAAATTATGATTTAACAGTTTTAGGTATTTCTTGTGTTAAGACTACTTGGAATAAATCAGAAGGTATAGTTATACAATACGTTGATCCTGCTAATATTGTTTATTCCTACACTGACGATCCTAATTTTGAAGATATATACTATGTGGGCGAAGTTAAAAATATAAGCTTTGTAGAATTAAAAAAACAATTTCCTAGTTTAACACCAGAAGAATTAAACAAGATTCAAAAATATACTGGTGGAAGTGGTTATCAAAGAGGTTTTAATGGTAGGTATGATCAAGACACTGTACAAGTTTTGTTTTTTGAATGGAAAAGTTATATTGACCAAGTATTTAAAATAAAACAAACAGTATCTGGTTTAGAAAAAACTATAGAAAAGCAAGATACTTTCGCGCCTCCAGTTAATGATAATTTTAAAAGAGCATCTAGATCTATAGAAACATTATATTCTGGAGCTAAAATATTAGGACATGAAACAATGTTGAGTTGGGGAATGTCAGAGAATATGACAAGACCATTTTCTGATACTGCTAAAGTAAACATGAGTTATTCTATAACTGCTCCAAGAATGTATCAAGGTAGAATAGAGTCTTTAGTTAGTAGAGTAACTGGTTTTGCAGATATGATACAATTAACGCACTTAAAGCTTCAACAAGTAATGTCTAGGATGGTTCCTGACGGCGTTTACTTAGATATGGATGGTTTAGCAGAAGTAGATTTAGGTAATGGCACNAATTACAATCCTCAAGAAGCTTTGAATATGTATTTTCAAACTGGTTCTATTGTTGGTAGATCACTTACTCAAGATGGTGAGGCTAATAGAGGTAGAATACCAATACAAGAGCTTCAGTCTTCAAATGGTGGTGCTAAAATACAATCATTAATACAGACTTATCAGTATTACTTACAAATGATTAGAGACGTTACTGGACTTAACGAAGCTAGAGATGGTGGAACTCCAGACAAAAATTCTTTAGTAGGTATTCAGAAATTAGCGGCTGCCAATTCAAACGTAGCTACTAGGCACATAATGCAAGCTGGATTGTTTTTAACTTTAAAAACTTGTGAAAATATAGCTCTTAGAGTTAATGACTCTTTAATGTTTCCACTAACTAGAATGTCTTTAATAAACAGCATAACTAATTTTAATACACAAACTTTAGATGAATTAATGACAGTTAATCTTCACGACTTTGGTATATTTATAGAATTAGAACCAGATGAAGAAGAAAAGGCTAAACTAGAAGAAAANATNCAAACAGCTTTAAGAACTCAATCTATAAACTTAGAGGATGCTATAGATATTAGACAAATTAATAACTTAAAATTAGCTAATCAACTTCTTAGGAANAAAAGAAAAGAAAAACAAGAAGCAGAAGAAGAATCAAAATTAGCTCAAATAGAAGCGCAAGGTCAAGCTCAGTCAGAAACAGCTGAAAGATCAGCTCTAGCGGAAATGCAAAAACAAGAAGCTTTGACATCTAGTAAGGTTCAGATAGAGCAAGCTAAAGCTCAGTTTGAAATGCAAAAACTTCAAACAGAAGCTAAAGTTAAAAGAGAGCTGATGGGTTTAGAATTTGATTATAACATGCAGTTAGCTAAAATGAATGCTCAAGGTACTACTCAAAAAGAAAAAGAAATAGAAGATAGAAAAGATAAAAGAACAAAACTTCAAGCCACTCAACAGAGTGAGATGATAACCCAAAGAAAACAAGACGGATTACCTATAAATTTTGAGTCAGCAGGTAATGATACTCTTGGTGGAATTGGTATGGAGCAATTTTCTCCTCAATAACAATTATTAATTATTATATTATATTATGTCAGAAGAAATAAAAGAAACGCCTAGCGGCGAATTAACACAAGGTGATTTTAAAATTAAAAAGAAACCTAAAAAATTTGGATCAGAACCTAAGATAACGAAAGTAGATTTAACTAAAAAAGAAACTCCTAAAAAAGAAGAAGAAGAAGTTAAAGAAGAAGCTACTGAGTCAAAGGTCGAAGAAATAGTAGAAGAGTCCAAAACAAATATTGAAGAAACTAAATTAGAAATTAAAGATAATAAATTAGAGGAAATAAATAAAGAAGAATCTAATAAATTAGAAGAAACTAAAGAAATAGTTGAAGATATAAAAGAAGAAATTAAAGTAAATCCAGAAATAGAACTACCTGAAAACGTTGAAAAATTAGTTAGTTTTATGAAAGAAACTGGTGGTACAGTTGAAGATTTTGTTAAATTAAATAAAGATTTTTCAAAATTAAACAATGAACAAATATTATTAGAATATTATAAATCAAGTAAGCCTCATCTAAATGCTGAAGAGGTTGAGTTTTTAATGGATGATAACTTCGCCTGGGAAGAAGACGAAGAAGAAAGATCTATTAAAAAAAAGAAACTTGCATTTAAAGAAGAAATTGCTAAAGCCAAAAAGTTTTTAGAGAGTTCTAAAGATAAGTATTACGAAGAGATCAAGTTGAGACCAGGCGTAACACAAGAACAGAAAAAAGCTAATGACTTTCTCAATACATACAACAAAGAACAAGAGCTGATAAAGCATCGTGTAAAGTCTTTTACAGAAAGCACTAATAAATTTTTCTCTAATGAATTCAAAGGTTTTGAATACAATCTTGGAGAAAAAAGTTTTAGATATAATGTAAACGATACTAGCGGTGTTGCTAATTCACAATCTGATTTAAATAATTTTGTTGGGAAGTTCCTAGACCAAAAAGGTGAAATCAAAGATTTTAAAGGTTATCATAAAGCACTCTACACTGCGGAAAACGCTGACACTGTTGCAAAACATTTTTATGAGCAAGGTAAAACTGACGCTATTAGAGATATTACTGCAAAATCCAAAAACATAAACAATGAAATTAGAGCAACTAGTTCTGGTGAAATGTTTGTTAATGGTATGAAAGTTAAAGCAATAAGCGGGGTAGATAGTTCTAAGTTAAAAATAAGAACAAATAAATATAAATAAAACTTAAAACTAAAAAATATGAGTTTCGCAACGCAAGGATCTTTCCCTGCATCAATAGTTCCAGCTCAAGTACAAACAGCTTTAAATAGTAATTATTTAAACTTCGCTGACGGTACTTCTGACTGGGCACAACAATATCTACCTGAGCTTTACGAAGCTGAAGTAGAAAGATACGGAAACCGAACTTTAGGTGGTTTCTTGAGAATGGTAGGAGCTGAAATGCCTATGACTTCTGATCAAGTACTTTGGTCTGAACAAAATAGATTGCATGTAGCTTACAAAACTGCTCTTTACGGATCAACTACAACTCTACAGATTGATCTAACTAACACTGGAACAGGTACACCTCCTGGAGCTTCTGCTAACTGTGCTATAAAAGTTAACAATACAATATTGTTCACTGATTCAGCAACTGGTTTAACAGTTCAAAAAGCTTTAGTAACAACTGTAAGTGCTCCAACTGCGGCTAATATAGTAACTTTAACTATATTACCTTATGACGCAAACACAATTAATGCAGCTTTTGCTGGATTAACTACAGCTGGTGACATAAATGTATTTGTTTATGGTTCTGAATTTGAAAAAGGATCTACAGATACAGTTATGAGTTCTATTCAGCCAGAATTTACTGAGTTTGCCAATTCTCCTATAATCATTAGAGATAAGTTTCAGGTTTCAGGATCTGACGCTGCTCAAATTGGTTGGGTTGAAGTTGCTACTGAAGATGGTACTTCTGGATACTTATGGTATTTAAAAGCTGAGTCTGAAACTAGACTTAGATTTGAAGACTACATGGAAATGGCTATGGTAGAAGGTGAATTAAAAGCACAAGCTGGTCAAGTTCCTGGTGGAACAGCTGCTTGGTCTGCTGATCTTAAAGGTACACAAGGTTTATTTGCTGCTATCGAAGCAAGAGGTAATGTATACCAAGGTTTTGCTGGCGCTGCTGCTCCTGGTTCAGGTGCAATGGGTGATTTTGATGAAATCCTTAAAAATCTTGATAAGCAAGGTGCTATTGAAGAAAACATGCTTTTCTTATCTAGACAAACTGCTCTTGATTTTGATGACATGGTTGCTGCAATGAATGGTGGATTTCCTTCTACTGCTGCTGCATCTTACGGTCTTTTTGATAATCAATCTGAAATGGCATTGAACTTTGGATTCTCTGGATTCAGAAGAGGTTCTTATGACTTTTACAAGACTGATTGGAAATACCTAAACGATGCTTCAACTAGAGGTTTAGTTAAGTCTATTGACGGAGTAATGGTACCAGCTGGAACTACTACAGTTTATGATCAAATGTTAGGTTCAAATATTAGACGTCCTTTCTTACATGTAAGATATAGAGCTTCTGAAACTGAAGACAGAAGATACAAAAACTGGATTACTGGTTCTGTTGGTGGTGCTTATACTGACAACTTAGATGCTATGACAGTACATTTCTTAACTGAAAGATGTTTAGTAACACAAGC